GGGTGTCGCCCCACTGACCCTGCCAGCGCTCGAGGGCGACCGTGTTGCCGTCCGCGTCGAGCCCTACGGCGACCGTCCAGTCCTGCGACTTGGCAAGGTCCACGCCCCACACGGCAACGGACTTGTCGCCTAGCGGGCGAACGCACTTGGCGATGGCGTCGATGCCGAAGGGGTTGCCGCCATCGTCGCTCGGCTCGGCGAGGTACAGCTCGCGGAACACGGCTCGGGGCAGGTCGCGCTCGGCCGCCTCGACCTCCTCGCGCTTGATGACCCCGCCATCCACCGCATCCCACGCCGTCAACTTGTGGTAGCCGACCTCGCCCGCCGGCTCCTGCTGCGCCCGCTGCGCGAGACGGTGCACCCAGTTCCGCCGCCCGCGCACGTTGCCGATGATGCGGACGGGACCGCGCGTGGCGGTTAGCGTCGAGCGCACGGCGTGCCACGACTCCTCGCGCATGCGGGTCGCCTCGTCGAGCACGGCGCCGTAGCAGTCCTCGCCGTAGAGGTTGTCGGGGTCGTCGCCCGACTTGAACCAGATGCGGCACCCGTTGGCGAGCTCGATCCACATCTCGGTGTCGTGCGACTTCCACACCCGTTTCGTGGCGTCGGCGGCGCGGAGCCACGCCTTCATGCGGTCGAACGCGATGCGGCTCTGCTGGTAGACCGGGGCGACCCACCAGTAGGCGTGCCCCTCGGTCTTGTCGTTCCATGCGTGCCCGAGGAGCCACACCATCGTCCCGGCGGTCTTTCCAGCCTTGGTCGATGCCTCGATGACCACGATGCGGCGCGGGTCGTGCACCGCCTCGTACTGCTTGGCGTACAGCGCGGGCAGGCGCAGCTCGGCGGCCATCAGTCCCGCCGCTCGAAGGTCACGGGCTTGAGCTCGATGCGCTCGGTCGCCTCCCCGCTCTCGAGCCTGCCGATCTTGTCGAGCAGCGCCAGCGCCTCGACGTCATCCTTGCGCATCTGCACGAGCAGGCGCACGGCGGCGATGCGGTCCCGCGCGTGGTCGCCCTCGCGCATGATGCCTGCGGCGACCGCGAGCGCGTCACGGCGCACGTCGTCTGGCACGTTCCATCCCGCTCGGAGCGCAGCCGTCAGCGTGCGCAGATCCTCGCGGATGTGGTGCGGATCCTTGAAGAGCGGAGAGCCGCCCTGACCCTCCGAGGGAACGATGTCACTCATGCGGGAACTGTATCGCGGCCTGTATGCGCGCCTTCGCGATCTCAACGTAATCCGCCTCGCGCTCGATGCCGATGAACCGGAATCCTTCGAGCCGCGCCGCCTTGCCCGTCGAGCCGCTTCCCATGAACGGATCGAGGACCGTTCCGCCGGGTGGCGTGACGAGCCGACAGAGGTAACGCATGAGGGCGGTGGGCTTTACGGTGGGGTGATGGTTGCCGCTTCTGAAGCGCCCGTCATGGTCGGGAAACTTGCCCGTCATGTCCGGGCTGTTTGGTCGCGCATCGCTGCGCCTGCGCTCGGCATGGTCGGCGCACCCCTCATCCCTGTCCCGCTTGCTCGCCTTCGCGCAGTAGAAGAACCGCGCGGCGGAACCTGAGTCGCCGTAGCCCATATCTGCCTTCGGATCGCGCTCCGTGCCACCGGGCGAGTACAAGCCATTGGGCGACACTCCGACATTCCTGCGCACTGCGATGCCTGCCTTGACATTCGGAAACAGCCCCACCACCTCGTCGCTGCCGTCGTGGATGAGGTTGGCGGGCCAGCGGCCTTGAGTGGTGGCACCAACGCACTTCGATCCGTTCAGTCCAGACCCGTATGCGTGTCGTGTTTCATCCAATGCCTTGTCGGGGCGACTTTGAATTAGAGGCCTGCCGTCGCTCGCATCCACCCTGCACCCATCCACGTTGATCCCGCCCGTCCCATGCCGCAGCACGTTCTCCGCGACCGTGCCGCACAGCGGCTTGCGCGCGACGGTGATCGGCTCCATCGCTGGCTTCAGCGCCGTACCCCATCCGTCCCACTGCTGGGCCTCGGGGGTGGCGGGGGCGGTGATGGAGCGCACCCCTTCGCCTTCAGTGGTCAGTCCCCCGCCGTACCCGCTGGCTGCGTCGCCGCTGTTGTTCTGCACATGGCCATCGCCATAGACACGCTGCCCAACCACCTCACGCTCCGCTCCAGCCGCCTTATCGATCGCCTTCGACACGTCCAGCGACTTGGGAAACCCGGACCCGTACACCCATGCGATCATGTCGCGGATGTCGAAGCCCGCGTCTTCGATGTTGCACGCCATGCGGTGTTGCGTGCGCGTCCCCGCGAACGCGAGCAGATGTCCACCCGGCTTGAGTACGCGCAGGCACTCGCGCCAGATGTCGGCGCTCGGTACGTCGTAGTCCCACTTCTTGCCCATGAACGCAAGGCCGTACGGCGGGTCCGTGACGATGGCGTCAATGCTGTTGTCGTGTAGGGACTGCAGGCGTTCGCGGCAGTCCCCGTGCAGTAGGCAGTAGGCGTCGTCCATGACGCGGGAAGCATAAACGACAACGCCCGCACCTCAACAGGCGCGGGCGCTATCGCGTCCGGGGGTGTCGGTCAGTCCTTCTTGATCTTCGCGAACAGCGCGCCGATCGGGAACAGGCTCCCGCCGAGGTAGGCGAGGATGCCAACGAGCACGATGAACCAAGTGGTGCCGAGGAAGGACGAGAGGTCTGCGAGCATCATGGGGTCTTATCTCCGGTGAGCGCGACCGCGTGCGCCACGAAGCGCATGAGATCGGCGGTACGAATCATAGCGGCGACCGTCTCGCCGTCGTCAAGGTCGATCTCGATGGCGACCGTGCCGGGGTTCTCGGGGTCCGCGTTCATGCGCAGCTTCTTTGCCCGTGTGCCGCAGCGGTCCCACGAGAACGCCGGCCACACGAACTGCATCCACGGCACGCCGTCCTCGATGCCGTCAAGGTCAATCGGCGGCGGGTCGTTCTGCACTTGCTCTCTTCTTGCGATCACGTCGTTCTCTCCTGTAGGCCGCGTCAAACATGGGGTCGGCTGCGCGGCGTGCGGCTATCCACTCGCGGACCGATACGTCGCTGTCCGTCTCGAGCGCCTTGGCGGCGAGGTTAGCCTCGCGCCGCTCCGCTGCGGGGATGAGGAGCCCGACCGCCGCAAGCAAACGCTTCACGAACGCGCCGAGCCCGGTCATCCACAGGAGCGCGACCACGCCTACCACGGATAGCGCGATGAGCCCCCACGAGAGCAGCGTCGCCCACCACGGGGTGACGTCCTTGACGCCGGGCAGGGCTCGGACGATCTCCTCGCTCGCGGCGAGTATGGCGACCTGCTCGCGCTTGCCGGCCTTGGCGTCGGCGCGGACCGCCTTGGGGTCCGTCTCGGCGTTGGCGTCGATGCGCTCGAAGCGCTGCTTGCTCTCCGTGGCGTTGGCTCGGATCACGCCAGATGCATCGGCGATCCGCTGCGTATCGCTGCAGGAAATGCCGCAGGCGAGGAGCGAAGCCGCCACACCTGTGAGGAAGTGTCGGCTTATCGCGCCAAGTGCCGACACCTTGTCACGCCCCGAACTTCACGAACCGGGTAAGGATGGCGACGAGTCCGCCGATCACGGCGGCCGCCCCGAGCATCCGGTGCTTGTGCCCTTCGAGGTCGTGCACGCGGGACTCGAGCCGCTGTATCGCGGTCTGCAGCTCGTCCTGCCGCGCGAGGAGCGAATCGACCTTTCCCTCGAGGCGCCCGATCGCGAGCATGATCGTCGCGAGCTCCGATTCCGTCGTCGTGTTCATTCCTCGCCGTCCTCGTCCATGATCTCCTGCATGCGCTCGCTCGCGACCTCAAGCATCGTGGCGCAAAGCACGCGGTTGCCGGCGGACGCAAGCCGTACGTGCGTGCGGTCGGGGTCGTTGTACGACGCGACGATCGCCACCGCATCGGCGTCTGCGGCCTCGATGATCTGCGCGCAGGCGGTGCGCATGATGCGCATGCGCCGCTGCTGGCGAGTCTCCGGCTTGGGGTCGGGTGTCATGCTGGAATCAACTCTACGCGGGGTCGGCGGGACTGCTTGCCTTCCTCCTTGCGGACGCCTATGGACAGGCGCAGCCAGTAGCCGCCGAGCGGCTTCGGAGGCGCGCCGCGCTCGATGTGCCACCCCGCGAGCCCGTCGGCGTACTCGTCCTTGTACGTCCCCACGACGCAGTGCCACTGGCTCTTGTGCTCAACCCCGTAGACCCCGCGCTCGCAGCGCGGCTCTTCCTGCGTGACCTCGAGCGCCCAGCGCTCGTGGATGTGCCCTCGGACCACGATGTCGGCGCCCGGCAGGTAGGACGCCATGCGGCGGACCGAGAGCGTGCCGAAGGTCATCATGCCGCCGCCGCCCGAGCCGTGGAAGAGCTTGATCCACAGTCCCACGCGCCCGCCCTGCATGTCGAGCATGACGTGCACCCACCCGCCGTAGCCGCCCTTGATGACCGACGCCCCGGTCTTGGTGTTGATGCGCTCGACGATGCGCGTCGTCAGGCACGTCTCCTTGCGTTTGAGGATCGCCGTCTCGTGGTTGCCTTGGTTGAGGATGGCGATGTGGTCGGCGTAGGGGAGCAGGAAGTCGGCATTGTGCCGTACGAGCGCGTCGAGGTAGTCGGCGGCGTTCGCGTACTCGGGGCGTGCCGAGCAGCCCTTGACCCCTCTGGGATCGCCGGTCCCGAACATGCCGCAGACGAGGTCGCCCACGTCGATGATCGCCGCGCCGCGCTTGACCGCCTCGTCGAGGTGCGCGCGCTGGAGGTCGTGGTCAGACTTGGGATTGTCGTGGTGAGCGTCGCCGCGCAGCAAGATCCAAAGGCAATCGTTCAATCCCTCGATCGGCGCCTCGATGCGTGTAATCGCGGGGTGAACCTGCGTCGCGGTCCAGCGCTTGCCCGTGGCGTTGATCGTCTTGCGGTGCGCAGGCATTACGCCTCCTCCCATGCGATGCCGTCCGC